TATGAAAACAACGATGCAGTAAACGTCTTTGAGTCTGCGGAAGGCAAGAAACGGCACTTCCGCGAAATCATCATTACGACTAATGGCTATGTCCGAGACGGTCCGCTCGATCACCTGCTTGATGACTGCCAAAAAATCCTGGAAGGCGGGCCGAATCCGCTCGGAATCTTCCCGTTTTTGTGCCGCCTCGATAAAGAGTCGGAAATCGGCAAGATGGAGCCGATGCATAAAGCGAATCCATCCATGGAATATCTGCCGACACTGCAAAGGGCGATTGAAAGAGGGACAATCAGGGCGGATGGAGACCAGGAGAAATGGACGGAGTACGTCACGAAAAGATGTAATCTGCCGCAGACCCGCGAAGAACACGCCGTCACATCGTGGAAAAACATCCTTGCGGCGTCCTACTCCAACACGACAAAGAAAACGGTCCGCAAGACACCTGACACAAAAGGCCAGCTTGCCATTATCGGAATTGACTATGCAGACGTTCGCGATTTTGCCAGCGCCGGAATCCTGACGATTGCGGAAGATGGCACGCACATCTGGAGACAGAAAACATGGATTTGTTCGGAAGGGCCTTTTCTTAAAAGCATCAAATTCCCGATTGCGAACGCTGGCACTCCGGGCTTTGAGGATTTCACGGTGGTAAACGCGCCGGTTATTCCGATTGACGGAATCGTGGACTGGTGCGAGTCGAGGATGGAAGAATACACCGTTGTGAAAATCACGATGGACACATACCGCTTTTCCCTCTTCCGGACGATTTTTGAAGAGCGGGGAATCACAATCGAGTCCAAACAGAACCCGGGTGGAATGGTGCGGATGCTCAGGAAGCTGGGAAGCATCTGCGGAATCATCGCGCCGAACATCGAAAAGCTGTTTTCAGAGCACATGGTTGACTTCGGAGACAGCGCAATCATGCGATGGTACACGCAGAACACCGGAACCTTGACGGACAAATTCGGAAATATCCAGTATGTGAAAATTGAACCGAAATTGAGGAAAAATGACGGGTTTATGGCTTTTGTGGCGGCAGAATATTCGGCGAATCTGCTGAAGGAGACAGTTATTTATGTTTGAGTGGCTTTTTAAAAAAGATGATAGCACGACGATTGACGTGCTGGAGGTCATCGCCCGAGACCTCACGAAAGTCCAGCTTGCGGCGATGGCACAGGAAAAAGCCGCCGGGATGATCGCAAAGGCGATTGCAAAGAGCGAAATCGTGCTGACAAGGGGTGAGGAGAGACGGAAGGACAGTGCATATTACCGGCTGAACATCAGACCGAACGACAATGAAACGGGGACGGATTTCTGGTATAGCGTGGTTCGCGATTTGGTTAAGACGGGCGATTCCCTTGTTGTCCGGATGCAGAACGGGAAGTATTACCGCGCGAACAGCTACAGCATGGACGAATACGTAATGTTCCCGAAGACCTACCGCGACATTGTTCTGACGGACGGGTTCAATGAATTCGCCCTGCGGTACGGCGTAAACTCCGATGATGTAATGCACTTCCGCTTTTCGTCCGACAAGCTCCGGATTTTTACGGACAACGTATTGCAAACCATGAATGACGCCCTTGCCGCTGCCCAGTCCCTTGAAACAATCGCCAGAACCCCGATTTTCAAGTACAAAATTGACGCAAATTTGAGCTTCCGAAAGAAAAATCCGGACGGAACCGAACGCAAGATAACGCTCGACGAACTTCTGGACGATTTTAAGCGGAAGATTGACGGAAGAAAGCTCGCAATCATTCCGGAACAGGCGGGAACGAGCCTTGAATTCATGAGTTTTAAGGCTGACGTGAACGCCCAGGAAGTTGCGGCGATGGCTGATGCGATAAACAAGGAATGTGCGGCGGCTTATGACATCCCGCTTGGAGTTTTCAACGGCTCCATTGCGGAGCAGTCCGATGCTATAAACGAGTTTATTACGTTTGCGGTCTCTCCGATTGCCGAAATCATCAGCGACACACTGAATGCGAAGCTTGTCGGCGAGTCTGACTATATCAAGGGCGAGCGGGCTTTCGTGTGGCTGGCGAGATTTAAGCACATTGACGTGACGGACGCCGCTGCGAACCTCGATAAACTCCGGGCAATCGGATTCACCCTTGACGAAATCTTTGAAATGGTAGGTTATCCCGCAATTGGAACGGAATTTTCCACTTCCAGGGCGCTAACAAAGAACTACACGACGGAAGGTATGGAGGAAAGCGTTGAGTCGACGGACTCCGCCGAGGATCCTGCTGACGAGTCTGTGGATACAGCAACCCGTAAACAAAGCAAACATAGAGAAAGGAGGCGAAAGCGGCAAAGTGAAAGAGCAAAAGAGATTCTTTCAGCTGGTGAAGGATGAAAATTCCGACATTGCTGACCTCTATATCTTCGGCGACATCTGCGCGTGGGCTTATACGCCAGCTGGCGAGCAGTCCGGATTTACGCTTGTAAACCAGCTTGAACAGCTCGAGGCTGAAAACATCAATGTTCACATCAATTCGTATGGCGGCGATGTTTCAGAAGGGCTTGCGATTTACAACACGCTCAAAAACCACAAAGCGAACATCACGACGATTTGCGATGGTTTTGCATGTTCGGCGGCATCCCTTGTTTTCATGGCTGGAGACAGACGCGTCATGAATCCGGCAAGTCTGCTCATGGTGCATAATGCTTGGATGTACACCGCTGGCAATGCAGACCAACTTCGAAAAGCGGCGGAAGACATCGAAGTCATCACACAGGCAACCGTTGAGGTATTCAAAGAGCGCTCAAACATTTCCGAGGACGAAATCAAAGCCCTGATGGATGCTGAGACGTGGATTCTTCCGGCCACCGCCATGGAGTATGGTTTTGCAACGGAAATCGCAGAGCCTGAGACGGACAATGAAGCACAGCAGTCCGCATTCGGCGCGATTATCCGCAAGCTGACAGCTCCTGAAGCAAAGCTCGACTTTGATAAAATCGCCGAAAAAATCAGTGCAAAAGTCGTTGACGCCATTAGCACAAAAGCAACACAGAAACCCAAAAAGCCCGATTCATGGGCTTCTTTTTTCGGAAAGGATGAAAATCATGAGAATTGATAAAACTCCACTGTCCGCTGAGACAAAAAATAAAATTATTGAAATGCTCAATTCCGCAGAAGACAAAGGCCAGGCGCTGACCGAAGCCATGGAGATGGTGATCGCTGAGTCCCAGCAGGATCTCGTCAACCGTATCGTCGCAGAAGCCCGCCGCGCCGAGCAGGATGCAGAATTCAAGAAATCCCTTGGACTGCACACGCTGTCCGAAAACGAAAAGAAATTCTTCGAGATGCTCAAGGCCGGTCCTAAGCAGACACTAACTGCGAACCAGATCGACATCCTGCCTATCGAGACCGTTGACAGGACTCTCAAGGATGTTCGTACAGAGTATCCCATCACCAAACTGATCAATTTCGCGCCTGCCAACGTCAAACACTGGCTCGTGGGATCCAAGACCGGCGCAGCTATCTGGGGTGCTCTGACCGATGCAATCTCCAGCTCCGCAGAGCTGTCCGCGACCATCACTGCAATGAACATCGAGGTCAACAAGCTGTTCGCGTGGTTCGTGATTCCGAAAGCAATCCGCGACCTTGAAATCGGCTACGTCGAGAAATATTTCCGCGCAATCCTGACCGAAGCGATGTATGACGGAATCGTTGCCGGTTATCTCAACGGTGACGGCAAGGTCGCTCCTATCGGTATCCTGCGTCAGATCGGCACTGTTGGACAGGATGGTACTCACACTGCAAAGACTGTCGCTGAGACCCTGACTGGCTTCTCTCCCCTGCAGATGGCTCCCGTGCTTACTGCGCTGTCCAATGACGGCAAGCGTGCGGTTGGAAACCTGACCCTGATCGCGAGGCCCACCGATGTTTACCAGTATGTCAATCCTGCGCTCTACGGCGACAGCATTTCCGGCGGCTTTATCTCCAAGAGCTTCCTGCCCATCGAGGTCATTGAGGAGCCCAACATGCCCGGCGGCAAGGCAGTCATTACAATGCCCGGCTATTACACGATGGGCTTCTCCGGCGTGAAGGTCGCGGAATACCGCGAGACCAAGGCGATGGAAGACGCCGACCTCTTCATTGCGAAGGTTTACGGCAATGGCCGCGCCGAGGACGATGCTGCGGCATACGTTTTCGACCCTACCAAGCTGGTTCCTTATGTTCCCATGCTCGAGACTGTCACGCCCGCCAGCGAGACAGACGAAGGCTAAGGCGGAGGCGAAGGCTGACACTGACTGATTTTGGAGG